AGCTCCTAAAGGGGCTGACAGGGGACAAGGAGATGTATGAGGCTGTTGTAGAGGCTTATAAGGCTGCTGGAGAGGCTCCAGAGCGTGTGTTAGAGAACGGATGCTTGTTGTGGCTTAGACGAACAGAAGGGCAGCTATGGCAACCTCCTTTATAAAGGAATATTTATGAAACAGTACAAAGTTGTTAAAGTGCCTCATTATTTTTCTTTTTATGAGGTATATAGGAAAGTGTTGTGGCGGTGGGTTAAAATAGGAAGTTTCGACGCACATGAGCAAACTGAAGAATGGATTTCTGCAAAAGCAAAAGAAATAGCATCTCCTGAAACAATGTATTGGAATGCGTAGCTACAACGGAGGGGAATGGACGGAGGCTAGGTTCAAGAGCTTTGTTGTGTCGGCATTACGAACAGCAACTCAGAGGTGGCCTCCTAAATATGCTGTGCTTGATGCTGCCTTTACAGAGAGAAAGACCAATGTAAAGACAGGGAAACTTGCTAAACACTTTCAATGCAACGAATGTAAACAGGAATTCGTAGCTAAAGAGGTGCAGGTTGACCACAAGAAGCCAGCAGTAGACCCAAAGAAGGGATGGCAAGGGTGGGACACATTCATTGACAGGCTGTTCTGTGAGGAACCAAACCTGCAAGTTCTATGTAAGCCCTGCCATGTCATCAAGAGTGCTAAGGAAAAGGAACAAAGGAAGAAAACATGAATGAATCAAAGTTTTGGCTAGGCATATGGGGCATGGTTTTAGTATTTTTTATGACGCTGACTATCTGCATTACAATTAATGCCTATGGTAAACGTGATAAATGGGAAAAAGCTGTTAGTAACGGTGCTGACCCAATGGTTGTAGCTTGTGCTATAGATGGTCTAACCAATACAGGAGATGTTGCTATTTGTACTATCTTAGCACAGGGAAGAAAATAAAATGAATGACATAACTTTGTGTGATGGCTTACACTGCCCTATTGCAGAGCAGTGCGAGAGGTATCTCCCTTATAGGCCAACAGAGGAGATGAAGAGCTATTTCGTAGGGGTTCCCTATAACCACAACCTACAGCAATGTCATATGTTTTATGAAAAACCAAAGGAAGCAGCATGACGTATGAGAAAGTACCTTGGGGAGCTTCCTTAGAAGACATACAAGGTGTTATAGCAAGAAACTCTGTACGTGTAGGACAAGACCCTGCATATTACAATAGCTTCTATGACGAACCTGCATATAGCATTGCTAATGCAGAGCTGATGAAAAGTGTAATAAACGGGACAGCTTTACGTTGTTCCATAAAGGAAACCAAATGACAAATAAGTTTACATTTCGAGAAGAAGACAGCATTGAAGACAAAGACATCACCTTTGTTATTAAATATGGTGACGGAACATCATGGCCTGTTGTCCTACAAGACTTCTTGTTCTTCTTAGAGAGCACAGGCTATATGGGTGTACGTGAGAAGGTACGAATTGAATATTCCCCCTTCCGTGAGAGCGAGGGATGGTTTGGTGAATATTACGACAGCGAGGAGGAAATTGCAGGACGTGCTACAGGATGGGGAGAGAATGACGAATGAGAATTTTATGCATCCCTGACACCCAGTGCAAGCCAGATACGCCTACCAAGCACCTGACATGGGCTGGTAAGGCTATCTGTGACTACAAACCAGACATTGTTATACACCTTGGAGACCATTGGGATATGCCAAGCCTCTCAAGCCATGACAAGGCAGGTAGCAAGTATTTTGAAGGGAAACGCTACCTAGCAGACATAGAGGCTGGTAATGTGGGCATGGAAGCCCTCCTAGCCCCTTTAAAGGCCATGCAGAAGACACAGAAAGAGAGCAAGCACAAGGTGTATAAGCCTCGTATGGTGTTCTTAAGGGGAAACCATGAGAACCGCATTGTACGAGCCATTAATAACAACCCGATGCTAGAAGGACTGATGACGTATGACCATTGCAATACAAAAGATTGGGAAGTACATGACTTTCTCAAGCCAGTGTTTATTGCTGGTGTTGGGTTTTCTCATTATTGGCCTGTGGGTGCAATGGGTCGTCCTGCCGCTTCTCCTGCTGCAATTATTAGTAAGCTACATATGTCGTGCGTGGCTGGACATCAACAAGGAAAGCAAATAGCATATGGAAAACGAGCTGATGGTAAGCCTATTTGTGCTATTGTTGCTGGTAGCTATTATCTACATGACGAAGATTATATGGACAATCTTTCTAACAGGCATTGGCGAGGACTAGTTGTCCTTAACGATGTGCATGATGGCGGGTTTGATGAAATGCTCTTATCTATAGAATACTTAGAACGCAAATATGGAACTGAGTGAAGAAGAATATAAAGACAGTATTGAAATTCTCTATGCTTCATGCACATATCCAAAAGATGACAACTGGATGTATGATAGGGAAAAATATGGATACCATAATCTTAAACTTACATTTACAAATAGACAATTAACCGAAGTGGAGCTTATTAATGACTAAAAACGAATATAAAGAGAGCTGCTCTAAACTAGGAGTGCCTTACTTTGATGAAGACTATTATGAAAAATCACGAGACTATATCCGTAGCATATTGGAGCAGCCTATGAGTAGTTTTACTCAAGAGATTGAGAAGCCAACATTAGGTGTTAAGTTTGACCGAAACAAGCCTATGTGGTCGTTAGTTCCTCCGGGGCCAATGGAAGAAGTTGTAGAGGTGCTCACCTATGGAGCTAACAAATACAGCCCTGACAATTGGCAGCACGTTGATGACCCTGACACTCGCTATTTTAATGCTGCTATGCGTCACATTTGGGCATGGCGACAAGGAGAGCAATTTGATGCTGAAAGCCATAAGAGCCATTTAGCACACGCTGTGTGTTGCTTGCTGTTCCTGTTGGCTTTTGATGAAGACGAAGAAGATGACAGTGTTGCTTGAAGAACTGAAAGAGAAGCTAGAAAGGCTTGATGAGGTGTCCTTGCTGGAGCTGTTGAATGTTTCTAGCAAGGACTTAATCACCGCATTTGCGGAGATTATAGAAGATAATATGGACAAGTTTTTAAAGGAAGTTGAATGACCGAATTTCGTAATAGTTTTGCAGAGAATGTGTTTCGTTTCAAGTATGCCCAAGGGCCGGGAGACACATGGGCTAAGTTGTCAGAGCGTTTAGTTGAAGACGTATGTGGAAGCCGTGAAGGTACAATGTCCACTCTTATGTCAGAAACTGACCGTAAACATCTGACACAATATATCAAGGAAATGAAGTTTCTGCCCGGAGGCCGTTACCTGTACTACGCAGGTCGTCCGTTCAAGGCATATAACAACTGTTTCCTGCTTCGTGCTGAAGAAGACACACGAGAGGAGTGGAGCAACGTTACATGGCGAGCAATGAGCTGTTTAATGACAGGTGGAGGCATTGGTATTGACTACAGCCGCCTACGCCCTTCAGGGAAGGCTCTGAGCCGTACAGGAGGCACTGCCAGCGGCCCTATTCCATTGATGAACGCTATCAATGAGATTGGACGTAATGTAATGCAGGGAGGAAGCCGTAGGTCTGCTATCTATGCTAGTCTTAATTGGCAGCATGATGACATTCAGAAGTTTCTGACCATGAAGAACTGGAATGAAGACATCAAGGCCATGAAGCTAAAAGATTTTAATGCTTCTGCCCCCTTGGACATGACTAACATTTCAGTGAATTATGATGATGCCTCGTTAGTAGGTGGTCTTGAGAACAATGCTGTGTTTAAGCAGAATGTACGACAAGCTATGGAGACAGCAGAACCGGGCTTTAGCTTTAACTTTGGGGATAAGCAGAATGAAACGCTTAGAAACGCTTGCACTGAGGTTACGTCAGAAGACGATAGTGACGTTTGCAATTTGGGGTCAATTAATATGGGCAACATCAAGAATTTGGAGGAGTTCAAGCACGTTGTGGAACTTGCCTCTAAGTTCTTGGTCTGTGGTACACTCCGGGCTGATTTACCCTACCAAAAAGTATATACAGTTCGTGAGAAAAATAGACGACTTGGACTTGGACTTATGGGAATCCACGAATGGCTCCTTAAGAAACGATATTCATACGAAGTGACCCCTGAGCTTCGTAAATGGTTAGAGGTATACCGAGATGAAAGCAAACGAGCAGCAGACGAACATTGTGACCGATTCTTCATTAGTCGACCAGCAGCTTACAGAGCTATTGCGCCTACAGGCAGCATTGGCATTCTTGCAGGTACTACTACAGGAATCGAACCACTCTTTGCTGTGGCATATAAACGAAGGTTTCTCACAGAAGGAACAAAGTGGAAGTATCAGTATGTCATTGACGGAACAGCTCAAACGCTTATTGACCAGTATGGAGTTGACCCAAGCAAGATTGAAAGTGCTATTGACCTAAGTGAAAACTATGAAAAACGAATCAAATTCCAAGCTGACATCCAAGACTACGTTGATATGTCAATCTCCTCGACTATCAACCTCCCATCTTGGGGAACTAAGTTTAACAATGAGGGAGAAGTGGACAAGTTCACTAGTGTGCTTGCAAAGTATGCCCCTCGTTTGCGTGGTTTTACCTGCTATCCTGATGGAAGCCGTGGTGGTCAGCCTCTGACCTCTGTGCCTTACGAGGAAGCCCTGAAGCATAAGGATGTTGTATATGAAGAAGTTGATGTGTGCGAAATCACTGGCAAGGGCGGTTCCTGTGGTGTCTAATGGCTGCTGCTAAACCAGCAATACCAAGCACCTTCTCATTGGCTGGAAGTGAATGGACTGTTAAAATAGTTCCTGAAATGACCGACTTGGGGAGGTGCGATTCGTCTACCTATACTATTTATATCAAAGAAGGGCTGCATAAAACCTATGCAGAGCAAACCTTCTTCCATGAGCTTGTTCATGCGATTATGTTCACTATGGGTCGTAATGAACATGATGAGGTGTTTGTTGATTGTTTTGGTGTCTTCTTACATCAGTTTAACGGGAGCAAGAAGTGAAAGAAGAAAGAGTAAAGAAAACAAAACCTCAAATGGTTGCTTCTTTCTTTCTCAACGAACTGAAGGGAATGTTAAACAAGAGAGACATCAAAACAAACAAGGAAGTTGAAAGGGCTTTGGACTATCTTTCTTACGGCCCCTACAGCCTTTCATATATGTTTGAACTTCTCGATGAAGAACATATTGACAGACAAACCTTTAAAACTTTTGTAAACGCTTCTTTAGACCGCTATGTAGAAGCAGCGGAATTGATACACATATATGCTGTTCTTTGGACAGAGGAAAAGGAGAAAATAAATGCAAATTGACGTAGATTGGATTTCTGGCCTAGTGTTTGGCATTGAAAGCGGAGTTGCCTATGAGATGGACGATGATGGCAACATCCCTCCTGACGGAGCTGCCTCAGCCACCATCACTATTTCATTAGGTGTCTTTCGTATTGAAATATACCTAGACGGAGATGACGGAGGTATTCCGTTGAAAGAGAAACAGGCATAACATTTGCTATTCGCAAACAGCAAAAAGCCGCTAGAGGGGATTTCCCTTTAGCGGCTTTGTTGTTTCTTAGGAGGAAACTATTGTTTTCTATACGCAAACAGCGTAGGCTAGTTTTTGCTACGAATCTCCATGATTTTCTCTAAGGTACGACCACCGAAATAGGCAGACATCACCAGCATCCCCCATTGGCCTAGAAGCTCAACATAGCTTGCTTGGGCGTTATAGCCAAAGGCAGACATCATGGCAAAGAGGAAGTAGCCCACGAAGATGGCTACAAGAGCCATAGGTCGTATGTTCTTAGACAACCAGCTGTCAGAAGCCATGTCAGCGTCCCAACGCTCAGACACCCCTGCCTGTTCGGTCTTGTAGAGGTCGGTTTCGTTAGCCATCTTAGCCAGCTCACCACTTTGGGCAAGAACGGCTAGGTCTAGCTGTGCCTTAGCCTTAGCTTCTGGGTCTGGAATGAGCTTGTCGATGAGCTTGCCACCAACAGCCAAAAGTCCTGTAATATCAAACATTAATGTCCTTTCATTTCTAGTATGCCCCAACCAACTAGGGTGAATATAGCGGCAGCAACAAGGATACAAAGACCTATTGTTATTGCCTCATCTATCTCTTTCTTCCTATTAGCTGCTGCTCTAGCGTCTAATATCTCCTGTGTCCTGCGTCTTTGGACAATGCTGTTACGCTCTAGCACTATCTGCGTCCATAAGGCACTATGGCCTTGGTGGATGAAGTGCCATTTAAGCTCCTCCTCAGCCTTGTTAAGCTCATGGAGCTGCATCACTGTGCTCATGGCTTGACTAGTGTCGGAGGAGTACTTCTTCTTGGGGTCTTTAATGGCCTCCTTAGCCACAGCGTCCTTAGCATCAAAGAACTTCATAACGTCATGCGTTATGCCTTGAATGTCCTTCCCCATCTTTATAGCAGCTTGTATCCCTTTTATAGCCCCCTGTGCTACAGCAAAAGCGGTTATTGGGTCTATCATATATGCCTTATGTTTTCTTTACTATAATAGTCCACTGACATATTTTCCCGTCCTTTATAAACTCATTAGCCCCATATGTCGATTTAGGTTCTATTTTTCGACATATCAACACTAGCTGCTGCTGTGTATGAGGCCAAGGAGCTTCTGCTGAGACAGGAACTATCACCCGTATTTAGCCTTAGAGAGCTGGAAATGAGGCCCGTCCTTAAAGCCGGGAAATAGTCCTCCCCACTCTAGGTCAACACCAAGCTCCTTAGCTACACCAAGAATGTGCTGTGCAAGCTCCTCATACTTGTGAAACTCCCATGAAGCCTTCCCATCAATGAGCACACAGACATCCACAGCCTTCCCTGTTAAATGTCTGCTGTTCATGGTCTTGCTCTTTCCAGCCGCTACAAGCTCTTTCTGGCGTTCTAGGGTGCGTAGCCCGTCTGTAATGCTGAAGTCGTAAGGAGGGGCTTCTATGGCCTTGTGCATCACCTTCTGCAGGTCTTCATGCACACAGGCTAAGAAAGCCTCGCTTTTAGTACCAAAGTTCATCGTAAACCTCCAATTTCTCTATTCAAAGCATCAATGTCTCCCTGTGCTCGTGATTGTTCTTCAGGAGTTGTTGCAGCCTGTAGACGAGCATTAGCCTTTTGAAGCTCACTGTTTAGAATGAAAGCCCTGTCCTTTTCAGAAGGAGTTGATGCAAACTTACTAACAGGAGCACCAAACACTCCTTCAGGAATCTCAGGCATACCGTCTGCTGGTGGAGCTGCTTCTGCTGGTGTAGTCTCAAAAGTACCTGCTGGAATTTCAGGGAAGGTTCCTTCAGGAATCTCAGGCACTGGAGGAGCAGGTTCTGGCCCTTTAGTAGCCATTCCTACTGTTGCTGCTACTAAGTAAGGGCTTTTGAATGTTGGAGGTAAAGCGGCTGCTTTTACTGCTGTTAGAGCTTCTAATGTTTTTGTAGAAGCTGGAGACATAGCTGCGTTCTTTAAGAAAGCCTTACCTTCGGGGGTAAGCAGCAGACGCATAGTTTCTTCATCACTTAGTCCTGTCTTAGCCAATGCTTTAAGTGCATCCTTAGTAAGTTGAATACCCTGATACACAGAATAACCAGCTGCAACACCACCTGCCCTAGCAAGGTCTTTACCAACTGTTTCAATACCTGCTACTGATTCTGCTACAGGTTGACCAACACTCATTCTCTTTGTAAAGATAGCAGCATCTTTCATTCGCTTTGAGAACTCATCTGCATTTTGACCAACTGAAAGTAGAAGTGCTGATTTATCTTGACTAGAAAGAGTATTCCAGTTATCTGACATCTTGCTTAATGAAACATTGAAAGTTCCATCAGGCAGTTTTGTCTTAGCTGCTTCTACAAATTCTTTATATACCCGACTATCTAAATTCTTTAATGCTTCAGGTTCAGTTGCGTTAATCATAGTCCGAGTAGCTGCTCTTTCATATTCATTCATTGAACGATATTTAGTGTACAACTCATCGAAATCAACTTCTTTAATCGACTGGTTTTGCAAGAAAGCAGGAAGTCCTTTAGCTCTAGCTGTCGATGATAAGTCAGCAGATTTAGCAGCAAGGTCTCTAGCTTTAATTAACAAATCAGTAGCAGCTATTTCGTCTTTTGTTTGAGCACCTAAACGAGCAGCTCTTAAATCATCTTTTAATGTTCCAAAGATGGCAGAACTAATCCTTTTCTCATCAGTTAAAGAAACATCTTTTAGAATGTTGTCGCCCATTGATGATTTTTTACCAAACTCACTCAATAAGCTCTGTACTTCTTCTACTGTTAGTCTCCACTTATCACTACTCTGAGAAGCAGGGACAAGTTTATCTTCAAGCCGTTGCAAGAAAGACAAAGCAGCTTCAGAACTTGGAGAGGCTTTTTTAGCAAAGTCTCCCTTTAATTTAGCAATTTCTGCTCTTAGAGAAGCTGGTTCAATAATTCTGTCGCTACCTCCGTACTCAAAAGCCTTGGTAAAAGCACGACCCGCCGCTTCACTTTCTTTTAGACCTGCGTTATCTACATTGTTCTGAACTGCTCCATAGATACCTTTTGCTGCCACTCGCTCATCAATACGGCTTGCAGCAGGAGTCATTCCCGCTGTTGCTGCTTTAGTTGCTCCTGCCTGTAAGTTAGAGAATATTTCAGCATACTCAGGGTTACTAGAAAGTTTCTGTAATATAGCAGCCACACGAGGGTCAGTGCTTCCCTGACCTTTAAGCATAAACTCTTTAAAAACATTAGCTTCATCAGGAGGAAGTGAATCTGTAAATGCCCTTACCTTACGGTCTTTTAAATAGCTCTTAGCACCCTTAAATCCACTCTTTAACAGCGAACCAATACCATAAGCACCTAATGCTACATCAGGGCCATAGAAGGCTGGTGCAGCTTGTTTAGAGGTAGGCTCTGAAGGAACACCCGCTGCTGCCATAGCTTTAGGGTATAGCTGTGGAATGTCTGGATACTGGGAACCTGTAGAGAACAACC